CGTCAACGAGGCCACCGGCACCGAAGGTACCGGCCTCGAGGACTACCAGCACATCCGAAGCAAGTATGTCAACGGAAGCACCTATCAGGCCATAAGCTGCGATGATTGCCTGATCGCCGGCCATAATGCTATGCCCGACCGTGAGGTTATCGGCCATCGTGCCGCTGTCGATCCTCAGATGCTCCTTGACCTCCAGCAGCGTGACGGGCTCAATCGCCGGAGGTGTGACGAGTTTCAACGCCATTTATTCAACCCTATCCTCGATATCCTCTGGAATCTCGGGAGCGGGAGCCGCTTCTTTCTTTTTCCTGCCATCTCGTTTCTCTGTCGGCTCTTTTACAGCCCGTTCTTTGTGCGTCTGCACGGCCTTCTGCGATGGATAAAGTACAGCATGCTCCGGAACGACCTGACCGATCAGGCCCATGCTGCGGAACTTACCCGCCTGATTGATATCCATCTCCAATATCTGATCAGGCATCCTGACGATACCGTTTAAATTAAACGGTTTGATTACTCTAAATTTCATCTTTTTCTCCTGTTACGGTAGCTTTCGCGATACCATATAACTGATGATACAGTCATTTTGTGGATCAGCATCGAATTCAAAATCCACATAACTGTCTCCGGGCGTCGCTCGGACGCCCACGACCGTACCGGTTCCCGCATCCAAGATACCCCAAGCTATCAGATCCGTAGACTCCGCACCCCGTACCGAGAATCGCACCACTGGCCCGTAGTCCGCATTAGCCGTAATTACTTGATGATTGGAACCGACACCGTGACAGGTAGCATCAGCATCATGGCCGTTGAACTTCGCCTTGATGTCGTTGAGCCGTGTGATACACTCCTGAAGATTGACGGGCGCCGCAACCGAAGCCAGCGTATGATCCCCCGCTTCTTGCGCAGCATGATAAGCCCAAGGTCCAGGACCCGCAATTTCGGCATCATCATCATGTGCGTTGTAGCTTACCAGCATCTCCGTAACTATCGTTATGAGCGCCGGTATAGTAAGCGGATTGGGGCTTGCGATGACGTTCGGATCCGGGGCTGTAGTATGATCGGCGATGTCGGCATAACTATCGTTGATTGATACCTTGAGATCATTTGCCAGCGCAATTGCTGAGGCCAATCCAGCAACGTTTTCCTCACGCGAAGTGACGCGACGGGCTGTACCATGAATCACCTGCCAGGGTTCCGGTGGCACCGGTCGGTATACAGGCCCCACGATATAGCCCCAGCGATACAACTTGAGCGCCCGATGAAGCGGTAACTCTACCTGCCAACCTGGTTGCCTGGTGATGCCGTCAATATCCAGGAAGGCTCTTGCTACTGTATAACTTCCCATCTGTTTTCCTTTCAAAAGGCGAAGGGGATTGCTCCCCCTCACCTTTAACTTTCACGCTACAGCTTTTTATGCCACGGCCTGCGGCACAGGTGCGTAGCGGGGGTTACCCCGTACTAGCGCCACTGAAACGTCTACGAGTCCCACAACACCGGCCGGACTGTCGACGACGGCCACCAGGTTTGCGGCTCCGGGCGTTAGGGCCGCCATGTCCACTTCCAGGTATGCGACTGCCTCCAGCGTGAGAACGTCGGCTGCTATGATGTTAGTCACAGTATTGGTAGTCGTGATCGTCTGCTCCCCGGCAACCAACGAAATAATGGTCACGACCGTGCCGGCAAGAACCGCTGCAAACAGGCCCGGCAACAGGGTGTTGATCTCAGTGGCAAGCTGAGCTGCGGTGTTCCATACCCCGGTGCCTGGAACTCCTACGCCGGCCCAAGTGAACACCACTCCGTTGATCGTGATCGCCCCGTCCCCAGAAGCGGCAGTCTCGATAGAAAGCACCGAAGCCTGCACCGATGCCGTCACGTTCTGAAAGGCCATCACCGCCGGGCTGGCAGCAGCCACCAGAGCCGCCAAGGCACCGGAAGCTGCGGGTGCGGCGATGCTGTCATCCACGATGCCGAAATCCAGCACGTCGGCGTCTTGAAAAGTAGCCGAAAACAAACTGAGTACGAACAACGCCTTGCGCTCCCGTCCTACCGGGTAGGGTCTACTGGCCGCAATAACCCCTGCCGCCAAAGCTGCCGTAGGAACGATGGCGTTGTCGACTTTGAGGATCTCTCCTAAAAGCTTCATTTTTTTCTCCTTGCTTTATTAAGCGGAGGCCCGAAAGCCTCCGCTATCAATTTTCAATGCCGCTTACAGCAGCACCACGAACGGGCTGACTTGAGTCACACCATCTTCCAACAGAAGCGGCGTGGTCAACCAGGGCTGGCCATCCACGTTCCACCATGCTTTGATTATCGTTTGGTTACGGGTGAAACGAGGGTGCTCTGACATCGCGATGGTCAGCGGGCTACCATCCTTGATGAGGTAGTAGTTCAGGTCTACCAGCATCAGATCCCCTTGAGTACCAAGAGGCGGGGAACGCTCATTGAGTACGAGCGGATATCCCAGCAGGGTCTGCGGTGTACCTTCTCTCATACTCGGCTGCCACGCAAACTGTCCAACCGGAGCAATCAGCGTCATGAGTTGCGGCAGGATCGTCTGAGAACCTATCCAGACGTTGCGCCCTCCGAGCTTTGAAACTGCAAACATGCCCACCAGATCAGCCCAGGCGATTTGATTAGCGACGGCTCGTGCTACGTTGATGCACGCCGGATGCCCGATGACACCCAGAGGCTGCCCGATACCGGTGCCATTCAGGAACGCCTGGTCTTCGGAAGCCAGAATCGCTCCGCGCAACAGCGCAGACACCAGCGGGCCGGCTGCAGCAGAATTCCGTAGCAGCTTGTCGCTGACGATCACATGCGCCGCAACTTCCTGCGGTTCCAGCTTTATTTCTCGCGTCTCCGGCTCGGTCTGCGGCTTGGTTACCGCTTCAGCGATCCAGGTCACCTGCACGCCGGAGAATACTCCGCGCGCACCGCCCTGATCCAGGGCCGGCATGGTGATGGCCGCATCCGGAGGATCCCCGGCCGGGATGACTCTCGCCCGAGGACGAAATACGGCGTCCTGCGGCTGGATGGGTTCCAGCATCGGTCCCATTTGCTCGGGAACGAGAACGCCGCCGGCGGTACCGACACCCATTGACATGTCGCGGTGTTCCCTGCCGTCGGCGAGTTGACGCAATCTCTCGTCCTGCGGCGCAAACCGCACGACGGTCAGGAACTCACCGAAACTCCGAAAGACCCGGCCGGTCGGCTGCGGATCGCCATCCGGTGGATCTCCCGGGGGGAGGTCGAAACTCTCCTTGGCGATGGCGATCAGTTCATCCATCTTGCGAATTTCGCCGGCAAGCCGCTCCTGCTCGACGCGCTCCTCATCGTTGAGCCCTCGATTCTCACCGATTACCTTGTCCAGTAATTCTTGTCGGTCCTGGACGAAACCTGCCCTCTTGTCGTAGAGGGACTTTAAACGTGGATCATTCATATTATGCTCCTTGATCCTTAAGATAGGGCCATGGATCTTGACTCAATGCATCCTTGGACATCTGTACCACCTCCAGCAGCGCCCTGCTGCCGTCCCCGAGCGCCCTCGGTTCCGGATGGTGCCGCAGCGCCAGGTCTTTGCACCTTGCCATGACCACGGTCTCCTTGTACGCCGGGTAACTTACCGGCGAATAATCGTATAGATTAGCGAAACTCAGGATCTCCCGAATCTCGATTCTATCGTCACCTTCTCCTTCCCAAAACCATCGATCCTCTTCCACATCAAACGCAAAGCTCATACGATTGATGATCTTGTTTTGAATAGCCTCAAAGCCGTTGCGTCCCCACACAGTCTTGCTCACATCTGCACGGATAGACACGCCTTTCTCGTCTTCCTTGACTTCCAACGTGCCAGCCGAACGCCGCGCCATGGGCTGGGAACTTTCATGATCCCAAAGCACAAGCTCATCAGCTTTCTTCAGTATTTCGGTGGCCGCACCTGGACGAATGATCTCGTGAAAGCCCCAGATTGAAGCATATACGTCATAGATAATCGGATAGCCCTCAATGATCATGGCACCATCGTCATCTACCGCACGCATCTCGCCGGCAAACGGCACGAACCGCCGTTCCGCCTGAAGAGCGCTGTCCTCTTCTTTGGCTGGTTCAAATGACCCATCTGCTTCTTTGCAATGAGCTTTCGCCGAATCTGCAGTCCAGACATCTTTCGGATATCTCATGGCTTGCAATTCGCTTTCATCCGGTCCTTTGATCCCATAGATGTAATCTATGCATTTTCCATCGTGCTTTACTTTGCAATTCTCCCGAGCATACTTTTCATAATTCGGTTCTTTGAGTCTGCAAGAATGTTCATTTTCGTATGGCATTTGATTTACTCCTTCGGGCTTCTCTCCGGGCCCGTCTTAAAAGCCGCTGCACAAGCCGCCCGGCCTTGCGCGAATTGCGGAGAAGTCTATCTGTCACGACTACATGGGCGGTTACTTCTTTCGCGGTTACTTCTCTCTTGGTCATGCACTTGCCTCTATTGAACATACACAACCCGCGTGCAGCGGAGGGTGCCTATGTGTGCTGGTAATCGTCAATGGACGATCAACATCCTCAGGCTGAAAATCTCCCTCAGAGACAAAAGGTTCTTCGATTCCAACGACTACCCCATTCAGTGCCGCGCAATATGGGCAACTGTCAGGGGACGCACTCCATACTAATTTCGTGATGCCTGCCCCTATGAAAACAGCGCGAGCAAATGCGCCTTCCGATCGGACACTTTCGTGCAGCCGGATGCGGTCGGCCCGCGCACTTTCCCATTCTTGCAGTGTCTCCTCAGCGGCTATGGCTGCATCTTCTGAATCTCTTAAGGCTGCGGCGAGTTGTCCGCTGGAGTGCTCTATATGTCTGCGCACAATACCATCTCGATAATCTGCAAGGAACCGCTGCATCTCGACAGTCAAATCGGCATCGCTGCTAATTTCTTTCAGCACGACTGGTATGATATCGGTCGAATATTGCACCAACAGCGGAGACACCTGCTCATCGATATGCGAATAGAATTCATCATAGAAGGTGCCCAGCCACGTCACAAACTCCGCTGCGGAACGCTCACTCAGCCATTGCTTTATGCCAACTCTGAGCGCTGCCGCTTCGTCGGCAATCAGTCGTTCGGAATATTCGCCCCACTTGATGGCGTATCTTGCCGTAAGTCGCTTGCGCTCTGCGGATATCAATCCTCTGAGCACCGTCCGGCTCACGGAGATCGCCGCTCGGCTTGGTGATACATCGCGCATGCGAGCCGGTTGCAGTTCCAATGAGATCGAGCCCACGACCATTTTTTTGTTCATCATGTTGAGTGGCAGCACGTATACCTTGCCCAACCCATCCGGCTGCGGATTCATATCTTCCAGCGCGAGCACATTATCCGCATGGAATACGCCACGATCCAGCATAGCAGTATAAAATGCCGTCCGTGCCTCCAGATTTCCGCGCTCCAAGCCTTTCAGCTCGAACTTCGCAAAATAACCAGCAGCTAGCTCGCGGTCGTCGAAGAAAGTAATATTCATGGCCTGCTCGATCTGTGTGGCATTCGGCACAATCACGAACATCTTCAGCGCCAGATCTAGCTCTTCGATATTGCTATATGTAGCATGACTCAGATCGTGCAACAGATGCGGTGGAAGACCCGTCCAGCGAGACACCTCGGCAATCGAAAACTGCCGGCTCTCCAGTGCCTGCGCTTTCTTCGCATCGATTTCATTGGGATTCCACTCAGCCCCGCCGGTCAGAAAAATCGCTTTCCACGATTCACCAAGCTCGCCATACTTTTTATTGAAGTCCTCTTGCAAGCCTTTACGCGTTTCCTCTTTCATCTCCTGACCTGTCGGCACCTGCACGAATCCGCCTGCCTTGACCCCCGATCCGAAAAATGTAGAGGCAAACTCATCTTGCGCTTTAATTAATCCCAAGGATTCACGAGCATAATGCACTATACCCTTGCCCATAACCCCACCCAAAGAGACATGGGGAATGAGCAACACGTCGCGGCGGTCCAGAGTAATTTCCATATGATTATTATCGTGGGTTTTCACGAGTCCGGGAGCCCGTATATCGATTAGCGTCCTGTCTGGAAGTAGCGGCGTCAGCTCGAACCCGCCACGCCGATTCACAGCGGTCCACCAATTACCCCAGAGGTATTTATGAAGCAGGGAGGTATAAATCCACTGCCAAGCGGTCAGCCCGGAATCATTCGGTTTAGCATGCAATCGATTATAGAGTGGATGATCTATTGCCGGTTCACTTCCACCGGTCGGAAGGGTACGACGCACTCGTAGCGGGAGACTCGCCATCACACCTCCGATAAAATTAAGCGCTGCATACAAAGCACTAATCGTCATGGCGGAAGTTTGATGCATCACCGTGCCTGCTTTGGTTTTCCGCCCTCCGTTGCTACCAAAATAGGCCATCCAATCTTCTGCCGCAGTCCCACGCAGGACCCGGAACGCTGTCGACACGCGCTTTACGAGACTCATACCGCCCATACTTCCACCTTTGCCTGCGCCTTTCCGAACTCAGAGTAGGCACGGTGATAGCCCATGATCGATGCTACTACGCCGTCGATCCGTTTTCCTCGAGCCCCGCGCTTCGGTTTCATCGGCATGATCCTGCCCCCACGGTCGCTTTGGATCTCGGTGCAGGCCATCATCCAGCGCATGATCGGGTTGTCGCCGTGGGCGATTGTCTTCCCGATGATCGCCCGCTCAAACAGCGCCGTGGCCGGTCCCATGGTCTGCATCCCCTGTCTGTATTCGACCATCTCAATTGTCAGACCGCGCTTCTGCAGATCATTGATCAGCCACCCGGCCCGGTACGGATCGTAGGCGATCTGGGGTATGTCATATTTCGCGGCGTCATCCCGAATGGCCTTCTCCACCAGGCCGTAGTCAACCTGCGGCCCGGGCGTGAGGGTGAGAAGTTTCTGCTCTGCCCAGTAGCGATATTGCCGCTTGTCCTCCCGCTCCCGCTCGACGATGTTATCCTTCGGCAGAAAGAAGCGGTAGAGAAACGGGTATACGTCCGGTTCCTCTTCGGTCGGCCAGAAGCATAGCACCCAGGCCGTGAGGTCGCGGCCCATGGACAGGTCCAGGCCCCCGTAGGCGCGTTTTCCGGCGAGCGCTTCCGGATCCACCTTGCCGCAACAGGCGGCCCACGCTTCTGGAGCGATCCATCGCGTCTCGGTCTGGGTCCAGATGTTGAAGTTCTTGGTCAAAATGTCGTTGCGTTTAGTCGGAGTGGCTAATGCGTCAGCTACCCGCTCACGCAGGATATCCTCGCGGGGAGTCGGCAGATCGCCGAGGCTAGGGTTCGCCTTCTTCCATACTGCCGGGTCGGTAAAGTCATCTCCCTCATCGAGGGTATAGATCAAAGCGAAGAAGTGCTCGGGGACCGGATCAGCGGTGCCTTCCAGGACCTCCACGGCGAGCCTGTGTTCCTCGTTGTAGCAGGAACTCTCCAGATCAAAGCCTGCGGAGGTTATGACGTAAATCAGCGGCTGCGGTCGGGCCCCGGTGCCGGACTCCAGTACTTCCATGGCCTCATGCCCCGGATACAGATGCGCCTCGTCTACCACGGCCATGGAAGGCGAGAACCCGTCCTTAGTGGTGGCGTCTTTGCCCCATACGGTCATCACGGCCATGGAATCTGTGGTCAGGTTAAGGACTGGCTCGTTGGTGTTGAGCTTAAAGAAGCGCGCGCGTTTCTTGAGTTCTTTCTCCTTCTGAACCATCTCTGCGGCGATCTTCCAGCACAGTTTCCCTTGGGCTTTCTGCGGCCCCACGCAATATACCTGCGGGCCCCGCTCCCGTGGTCGCTCCGCATAGAACACATACAGAGCCGTGGCCGCGGCGTCAGTTGTTTTCGTGTTCTTGCGGGCTACAGTGATATAGGCCTTCCGGAATCGCCGATATCCACCGTCTACCCGGCGCCACCCGAACAAAACCCAGTCCTTGAATTGTAGCCAAGCCGGCATCTTGAGACGGGCACCCGCGTATTCGCCTTCAACGATCTCCAGCTCTCCCTTGAAGGTGATCACGCGCTTTGCTGCCTCTGGATCGAAGTAATAAGGAAATTCCGGGGTGTTCTGTCGTTTCAGATCGCCCAGGTGTCGCTCAATGGCCAGCTTGGTGAGCCGGCACACCGGAACTTTTCCGCTCATCACATCGCAGATATATTTCTCAGCTGTGAAGCTTTTAGCCACAATGAACATCCCAAGAATCAGCAATACGACGGTCCATCTATACCTCATTGAGCAGCTTCTCCATCGGGCTTTGTCCCTCTTCCTTCTTCGCGGGCAAGTTGATGCGATTGCGGCTTGCCGGCGAGAGTCCGAACTCGGCCATGTATGTCTTGTATAGCTGCCATCCGCTTTTCATCGCTATCATTTCCGGCATCGTCTGGCTGTTCCTTTCACGGAGATACTCTGCCAAGCCGCGTCGGCTGCGCTTACCCGTTTTCGGATCCCGCGGATGGAAAATGGCATCTTTGGCCTCCTGGTACATGCCGTAGGCGGAGCAGCAGAGCTCCATGGTTGACAGATCCACCGTGGTGAGGAGATCCTGCTCCACTAATTCTTCAGCCAATTGCTTCCACAGCCGGCGGGCCCAGCGGTTCATCCCCGCCGGCGGCTTCGGAACCTGCAGCATAAGCGACGGCATAGCTTCGCGGCCAGGGTTGCGGTCCTTGCGGAACGTACCTTGGATAATTTTCGCCTGCCGCGGCTTGCGGTTCTGGCCTCCCCGTGGCATTAGGCCACCCCCTCTTGCAGCTCGTTTGTAATCACCTCGTCATACGGGGCCGCTTCGTAGTCCCGGAACCATCGCGCGATGATGTCCTCCCACGTCCGCTCCTGGCGGGGCCTGCCGGCCATGCGCATCCTGCACTGCTCGGCTGTCGCTGCTATGACGATGATCCGCGCTCCGCGCTCGTAGAACTCCCGCCGTTTCCCCGGGCTCGTGGTGATCACCCATGCCTGGGGCACGGCGCTCATGCGCATGAGCCTGGCTATCATCGCGTCGCGTGCCTCGCAGACGAATGGCAATAGCGCCGGTTTGTGGGCATGATCGGCTCCGGCACCGCAGGCCACAAACAGCGCGTCCACTTCGATCACCAGGTCTCCCGGGCGTTTATGCTCATCCACATACCGGCTCTTGCCCGCTCCGGATGGCCCGCAGACCAGCGTCACCGGAACCGCGAACAGCCCTGCGGTAGACGGTACCCGGCTGTGCTGCTGGCAGTACCGATACTGGGTCAAACGTTCGCATCCGGGGTGCTGGCAGACATTTAGCGCCATCGCCTACCCCTTATGCGTTCGCTGACATCGCGCACGCGAAGC